TCCTTCCCGCCTCCTTGTTTGCTTTACTAGGCATAACTAGTGAAAGCGTAAAGCCCTTTAAAATCGTATTATTCAAATTGGGCTAAGAAGCGGGAAGCAATAAACAAACATCTATTTATATTATATTTCAATTATTTATTTTTACAAGTGGATAACTTTTTCCTGAATAGTGGCTTTAAATCAATATAATCTAACTTGCTGGCTTTAATTCATTTTATAATTTAATTATATCATAGAATAAAAAGAAGCGTTGTGGATAAACTATTCAACCCGTTTGGCTCTGTTTGCTCATGCTAATAGCATAGTATAAAAAGCAGATATAGAATATAAAAGCATATAAGATAGTAAAGAGATTAACATTTACTTATCCCGTTGTCTGTCTGTCGTTGTAGTAGTAGTTAATTATTATAAGATATATCTCACACGCACATCAACAAAGACAAAAATCAAGGCTGCTTACATTTAACATATAAAACATCTTAACATCAACAAAGACAAAAAGCATTCTATAATATACATTCAAGACGGCTTGCAATACATTTAACATAATAAAAATATAGATAAAAGAAAACCCCAAAGAGAATGACGCTATAGAATAGGTATACGGGGGTAGGGGCAGGGCATTGTGAAGGGTGGATTTATATATATAGTCCCTATACAGGAAAATAGGAAAATGACAGAAAGACAAATGACTACAACACAACTCTACAATACCTCTAAAACGCACCAGGATGCCCTACAATCAACGATAATAGGAAAGTAATATAAATGTATAGGTTAGAGATATTGGCTTATTATAGGGGCTTTCTGATATAGCATACCCCAAATCAACTTGTGATGTATCCTATATAAATTAAAAGAACCTTACCTATATCTAACTAATTGATATAGGACACCCCACAAGAAATAATGTCATCTAGGTTATCTAGCATAATAAAAAGAAAAAATGAACGCTACACTAAAACAAAAGAAAGCCTTTCAGTATATGGTAGAACAGGCAAATCAAGGAAAAACACCTACTGGAAAGGAAATAATGATAAAAGCAGGTTATTCAGAAACTTCTTCAACCTTACCTAAGGCTAGATTATTTGAAACTAAGGGTTGGCAGGAACTACTTGCTACCATAAATGACGAAGTAATCCTTGGTAAAATCAGAGAAATCGCCTTAGATAGTTCTGATAAGAGAGCCTGTCTATCTGCTATCGATATGTTACTGAAACTCAAAGAACGCTATCCTGCTGGTAAGTTAAAGGTTCAGGCATTTAATGAAGAAATTGAACGTTTATCTGATGAATTTTCAGAAAAATGATAAGCGATGAAAAGTTACAACAGGTAATAAAATGGACACCACACCCGTTTCAACAGGAAATTCTAGAAACCGCAGCCAGGGATGTGGTAATTTGTGCTGGTAGACGTTTTGGTAAATCCTGTTTATGTGCCTATATAGCCCTAAAAACGCTCTTAGAGGACAATAAACACATCTGGATTGTATCTCCTACCTATGACTTATCCCAGAAAGTATTTGAATATCTAGTTAGATGGTTTAGTAAAGTAGCACCTTCTCAATCAAATAACATCCAAAATAGACCCTTTCCTAAGATTAAGACCGCCAGAGGTTCTTGGATTGAATGTAAATCAGCAGAAAATCCTACTTCCTTACTGGGAGAAGAATTAGATTTAGTTATCGTAGATGAGGCAGCTCGTATTTCTCGCAGAGTTTATGATACCTATGTCTTTCCGACTACTTCTTCAAGACACGGAAGAACAATTTTTATTTCAACACCCTTTGGACAGAATTGGTTTTATGATAAGGCTATGGAGTGTAAGAATGGTGATGGAGCAAATGGAGCATATTTCCACTTCCGAACCCTAGATAACCCACATTTTACAAAAGAAGAATGGGATAGAGCCAAGAAACTCTTACCTGCTCAGGTTTTTGAACAAGAATATGAAGCATCTTTCTTACCAGATGCGGCGTCAGTTTTCAGGGGAATTGATGAAATAGTCAAAGATAATACCTTATCTGACGTTATCGCAGGACATCAGTATGTAATGGGTGTTGACTTAGGAAAACACGAAGACTTTACTGTAATCACTGTAATAGACAAATATAACAATAACGTAGTTTATTTTGACCGCTTTAATCAGATTGACTATCCTTTCCAACAGAAACGTATTCAGGCAACTGCTGATAGATATAATAATGCTCGTATCATTATTGATTCCACCGTTATAGGAGAACCGATTAAAGAAGACTTGGAACGTTTAGGACTTTTTATAGATGATTTCAAATTTACCAATCAAAGCAAAAAAGAGTTAATTGAAAAGTTAAGTATTTTTATAGAACAAAAACAGGTTTGGATACCACCCAGAGAAGAGTTAATAGACGAATTGAGAGCCTTTGGTTATCAATTATCTAACTCTGGAAATGTAATTTATAAAGCACCACAAGGTATCCACGATGATTGTGTATGTTCCTTTGCTTTAGCCGTCTGGGGATTGACTGGAAAAGCCAACCCTAAAACTGCTATCCAAAACGCCATAGAGGAACGAAAGGTTAAGAAAAGAACAAACTATATATGAAGAAATTATTTATAGTAAGGAAATTCGTTTTAGCAAAAGATATAAATGAAGTAATTAAAAAAGAATTAAAACAGAAACCAGATGATATTTATATAGACGAAGATTGGAAAAGAATGAATTGCGATACTAGAAATAAAAAATGTGGTTTTAGATAATCGAAAATTAAAACAAGGAAATAAATATGATTAGCGAACAAATTAAAGACCTAATATCAAATTTTGAATTAGAGTCCATACCAACAAATCCAAGTTACGCCAAGAACCAATTAGAAATTTTGGAATTGATTGATTCTTACTGGATGGATAAATACAAAGACAACGAATATGATTCTTTAGGAGTAAAGAAGTGTTTTTATAATATTGTAGAAAATCCCACCTTAGTTGCTTCTAAGATGATTGATTTGGATACTAAAGACATCAGAGTGGTAGCAGAAGAAGGACAAGAATATTATCCAGCTTGGTTTATGAATAAGGATGTGAAGATTTATATGAAAGATAAGAAGAATGAAGATGGTCTTACATTTGGACAACTTCTTAATTTATTTGTATATTCACTTCCTAAATATGGACACTTATTAGTAAAGAAAGTTGGTGATTCAATTAACGTAGTTCCTTTACAAAATATTATTTGTGAACAAAACAGAAAAGGATTTTTAGATTGTGATATTTTAATTGAAAAACATTGTTATACTCCAACTCAATTTAAAAGAATAGGAAAAGAAAAAGGCTGGGATTGGAAGAAAACTTATGACGAATTTTCTAAAGCAGATGAATTTACTGTTTATGAAGTATTCGGTGCTGAAGACGAAGAAGGAAATAATTATTTTATAATCCCAGAAAACCTTGATGATAAATTTATTATCCACAAGGACAAAATAGATAGAAATAAACTTTATAAAGAAATAAAATGGGATGATATTCCTGGAAGAACTTTGGGTAGAGGACAAGTTGAAAAACTTTTTGAAGCCCAAATCCATATGAATACCATTGCCAATTACAAGAAGGAAGGATTACATTGGACTTCTAAACATATTTATCAATCTAGAGATGGTGGTATTGGAAGAAACTTAATGACCCAAACTGAAAATGGTGATATTATTATCGCCAATTCAGAAATTTCACCGATTGCTAATGAAGAAAGAAATCTTGGTGCTTACAGAGAAGAAGAAGATAGATGGGATACTTTAATTGACCGAAGAACTTTTGCCTTTGATGTAATGCGTGGAGAACGTGCTCCATCATCTACACCATTAGGTTCTTCTGTTTTACAAAGCCAAATGGCTTCTGGTTTCTTTGACTTAAAGAAAGAAGATTTGGGAATGTTTATCAAGTCAATAATTTACGATTGGATTATTCCTGATTTCAAAAAATCAAAAAGAGGAAAACATAATATACCAATGGGTGAATTTAATGAAGGTGAGTTAATGAGAATTAGAAATCTTACCATCATTAACAAGACCAATAAAAAAATTATTGACTATATTATTAAGAATAAAAAAATACCCAATAGTCAGGAATTTGAAATTATCAGAAGTCTGGTTAAAGAAGAGGTTAAAAGTGCCAAGTCAATAGAAATACCACAAGGATTTTATGATAACCTTAAATACAAGATAGATATTATCATAACAGGTGAACAAGTTGATGTGGCTTCTAAATTAGCATCACTACAACAAGTTATGGGAATCGTAGGGACAAATCCTACTTTAATCAAAGACCCAACTACTAGACAATTCTTATTCCAAATGATGGACTTGGCAGGGATTAGTCCTGCTGGGTTAGAAGGAGATATTCCTGACGTAGGAGATGTGATGGCACAAGCCCAATTAGGTGGTTCTGTCCCAGCACCTACTCCACAACCAGTAACTAATCAAACTCAAACTACACAACAAATATGATTATACGCCTAAATAAAGAAGACGAGCAATTTATCAAGATAAACAAGGACTATCTTAGTGATATGTTTTCTCGTTGGGTTGCTAATATGAAAATGGATGTATTCGATATGGAAGCCGTGACTGAAGAACAGAAAACTGAAAGAGATAATCTTATATCCATTATTAAAATTTTTGAAACACTTTTATCTACGGTTAAAATTTTACCTTTAACTAAAAATAAAATTGATAATAACGTTTAAAATCGTGAGCACTAAAGCTCATTAAAAAATGAATCTAAGGAACAAAACTCCTATGGAAGAAAATGATTTAGAGATGGAGACTCTTGAAACTCTAGAAGACAAAACTTCTACAAATGACCAGTCGGAAGAACTTGAAAATCTTCGTAAAAAAGTGGAATCTCTTGAAAAAGATAAACAAACTTTATCTGCTCAAAAGGAACACTTTAAAGAGAAATTTGAAAAAATTGCTCCCAAAGAAGAAAAGAAAGAATCTCCGATTCCAACAACTGGACTCAGTCCGTTGGAGATAGTTAATCTTGCGAAGACACTAAACGATTATTCTTCTGATGAAGTAGAATTTATCGTAAAGGTGGCAAAGAGTAATAATCCTGCTGATATTATTTCGGCTTCAAAAGATGAGTGGGTCAATACAGCAATTCAATCTCGTAGAGAAAAAAAAGAAAAAGAAAATAAGATACCCTCTTCTTCTTCTCCCACAACTGGAAAAAATCCAATCGAGTCAGTTAAATTAGCCAATGACAAAAGAATTACTGATGAAGAATTAGATAGACGCACAAGAGAGGCGTATGAACAGAGCAGGAAGAACAAGGGGAGTGCTAGTATCTAAATAAATGGCTTACAGTCAAACATATGATGTGTTCAATCCAGAAATCTGGAGTTCTAAATTAAACAGAGCTTTCCAGAAAAAATTGGTTGCCGCATCATTCTTCGATAATTATTCAAGTGAAATCGCTGGTCGTGGAGATTTATTGTGGATTCCTGGTTTATCTAATGGATTTACCGCTACCGCAATTGCCACTACTTCTGGTGATATTGCCCCAACCAATTTGTCCGATACAAAGTCTTCAATGACTATCGACCAATGGATGGGGACATCATTCGTAATGACCGACTATCAAGCGAAGATGGTTGGTTCTCAATATCGCTTACAAGAAGAGTATATTAACAAAATGGGCTACGCTTTAGCCTTGAAAGTTGATACCGACTTGTTGGCATTAGGTGCTTCAATCACTAAGGTTCTTAATGATTCTGCCACCTCAATTACCGCCACTGTTTTGGAACAAGCTATCGCTTTTATGGAATCTTCAAGTATTCCAGTAAGTGAATGTGCCTTTATCTTCCACCCGAATGCTTATTGGAAAGAAATTATGGGTTCTGATAAATTGGTTAATGCTTCCAAATATGGTAAAGTAATTTTACCGAATCCTCCGCATAATGAATTATATGGTATCCCTGTGTATATAACAGCTAACGTTCCTGCTGGAACTGCTGGCACAGAAGGAGGTCATCGTAATTTGTTAGTTCACAAAAATGCTATCATCTATGCTATGGCAAATGATGGTGTTCAGATTACTACCGCTAAAGGTGAATCTTTGAGAACTAAATACATTGCTGATGTAATGTATGCGAAGAAACTCTTGAACGCTGGTTCAGGTGTAAGGATTATCTCAAATTACTAAAATTAATTAGTTAGCATCCTTGGCTAGCCTACCGTTGTGCCCACAGTTCTCTGAGGAACACAACGGATAGGAGAACAGGTTAGAACAGGATTAATGAAATGAATATCACATATTTCGCACACGTAAATAATAAAAATCGTGAAAACGATGAAGACATATTACAAGCTCTTAAAAAATTAGGTCATAAGGTATATGCCATTGATGATAGAAATTTTGACCATCAAAAAGTTGTAGATACTGCTAATAAATCAGACTTATTTTTATTCCACAAGGGTGGTATAAATGAAGATAGTTTATTAGAACAAGAAGTTACCTTAATGAATTTACAGAATATGTTGAAAGACATTAAATGTAAAAAAGTATTTTGGTATGTAGATAAGGTTTATCAGGGAAGAGAAAGATGGATTTCTGCTATTTACTCTTTAGTGAACGCTGGATTTCTAGTAGATGAAACATTTTTACGAAGAAGAAAATATCCTAACTTATATTCACTAAAACAGGGTTGTTCTATTAAACCCTTAAAGGGGAAGAAGAATCCTATTTATGAATGTGATATTGCCTATATTGGTTCAGTATATTCTGAACCGAGAAAGATGTTTGTGAAAGAAATGTCCAAAAGATATGGTGATAAGTTTAGAGTTTATACCGATGTTCACGGACAAGATTTCGCAGACCTTTGTGTTTCTGCTAAAATGATTATTTCACCAGATTATCCAATAGATGATTTTTATTGGGGAGATAGAATTTATAGAGTATGTGCTGCTGGTGGATTAATGGTTCATCCTAATTCCTATGGATTAAAAGACCAGGGATTTAAGAGTGGATATAATTTTATAGGATATACTGATTGGTGTGATTTAACTGAAATTATTGATTACTTCTTATCTGATAAAATGAAAAAAGTAAGAAAAGAAATTGCTAAACGTGGAAAAGAATTAGTCGTAGAAAAATATAATTATGTAGAACTATGCAAGAAATTATTAAGCAAGATTTAAAAGAAAATCCTATAGAGTTATGTATGTGTGTCTATCAAAGATACTACAGACTTCCTACAATTATTAAACAATTACTTTCTCAAACTAATCAGGACTTCAACTTAAACATTTGGAATAATTCTGGAAAAGATTTAACTCCTTTTGTAAAAGATTTTCCTAAGGATAGATTACAAATTATTAACTCAGATATTAACGAAGGTTCTGCTGCTAGATTCAAAATTGTTCCACATACCAAAGGAGAGTGTATTATTTTCTTTGATGATGATGAAACCTTAGAAACTAAATTTGTAGAATATAATTTTAAGGAATATCAGAGATTTGGAAAAGATTTTATTTTAGGTTGGTATACTAGAACTTTTGTTGGTAAAGGATATGGAGATTCATTTGACGAATCACCTTATGGTTCAGAAGTAGATTATATCGGAACTGGCGGTATGGTTTTGGACAGATGGATATTTGATACAGAAGAAACATTACAAAATATTCCACAACCATATGATAAAGTAGAAGACCTTTATTTATGTTGGATAGCAAGAATGAAATATGCTATGCACTTAGTTAAATTAGTTCAATCAGCAACTATTGAAGTTGATGGTAAAGACCAATTTGTAAACATAGATAAAGAAGACATCTTCGCCAGACTTAAATCAACTGGATGGAGATTAGTAAAGAATATGTATTTAGAAGAAATTGCTTACGAGAATATGAAGGATTTTCAAGAAGTAATGAATAAACTTCAAATCCCATTTTGGATTTCCGAAGGATTATTACTTGGCTTAAAAAGAGATGGCGGAATAATCGTAGGTGATGAAGATGATATTGATATTTGTTTATGGAAAGAATATTCCAATCGTTCAGATGAAATTTTAGAAGCCTTAAAAGAAAAAGGATTTAAGGTTTTAGATGATTGGAAATTTGAAGGTTCTTCAGAAGGTATAGCGATATACCGAAATGGTAGTAAAATAGACATTATATTCACCAGAAAGAAAGGAGATGAAGTATTCTTCTTGGCAAGGAACTTGTCTGGTAATATGGGTAAACTCCCCTACTTCGCATTTGTTTTTCCTGCTTCAATTTATAATGAAATGGGAGAAATTAAATGGAGGGAATTAACACTTCCTTGCCCTAAAGATGTCGAAGGATTTTTAACTGCTCGGTATGGTGACTGGAAAACTAAAAAACTTCGTGGCATTGATTATCACGAAAGTAGTTTAGTTGACAATCCCTGTTATCGCACCGACTGGGAATATGACAAATAAACTCAAGGAAATTATGGGGAAACCCGTAATTGTTTGCGAAGCCCACAATGGACTTTCGGCGTTGCTCGTTGAAAACTCAAAGTTTGATGCTATATGGGAATCTTCATTAACTGATTCCGCATCTAAAGGTCTACCAGATATTGAATTAGTATCTATGGATTCTCGTCTTAATACTGTAAGGGAAATAAGACAGAACTCAACTAAACCAATTATCTTTGATGGTGATACTGGTGGACAAATTGACCACTTTCCTTATTGGTTGAATAGACTAAAGGAAGCAGGTGTCGATGCTGTAATTATAGAAGATAAGATTTTTCCTAAAAGAAATAGTCTTGATGAAAATTCTAAACAGATTTTAGAAAACGTTGATACTTTCTGTGAAAAGATTAAGAAAGGAAAAGAGGGTTGTCCTGAAATGCTTTTATTCGCAAGATTAGAAAGTCTTATAGCAAAACATAGTATCTTTGAAGCATTAATTAGAGCAGAGGCTTTCTTAAATGCTGGTGCTGATGGAATAATGATTCACTCAAAGGCAAGTGTAAATGCTGAAGAAGTATTTGAATTTGCTAAAAGATTTAGAGAGATTTCAGATAAACCATTAATCTGTGTTCCTACTACTTATAATCAATATAATAATCAGAAATTAATTGATGCTGGATTTAATATTATAATCCACGCTAATCATTTACTTCGTGCTTCTTTCAAGGCAATGAAAGATACTATTGAAAAATTGGATAAAGACCAAGGAAGTATGAATTTAGATATTGGGTCGGTTAAAGAAATATTCGCTATTACTGGATATGACAAATACTAAATTTATCGTAGGTGTTCCTGATAGTAAATTAAATAAATGGCTTGAAGGTAAGGAATATATGATTGCCACCAATGAAGCAGAAGCAGTTGCTATTGCTACTGGACACTATTTAGCAACAGGAGAAAGAGCCACCGTGTTTATGAGTGCTGATGGATTTTGTAATGCTCTTAATCCACTTACTTCCCTAGTAATCCCTTATCAAATAGAAATTAACTTCGTAATTGGTATGAGAACTGACGAACCACAGCATATAGTTATGGGTGAAAAGGTCGCAGAAATACTACACTTATTGGAAAAAGGTGTTTCATCGTATAATTATCTTTTAATCTAAATATGACCAGAGAAAAAATACTTGAAGATTTATTAAATAAAATAGGAAATGATATTATAATTTCTTCTACTGGAAAAATGAGTAGAGAATTATTTGAACTGCGAAAGAAACGTGGAGAACCTACTAATGATTTTTATATGATGGGTTCAATGGGTTGTGCCGTAGGCATAGGATTAGGGGTCGCATTAAATACTAAAAAAACAGTTTATGTTCTTACTGGTGATGGTGCTTTGCTTATGCACCTTGGTTCTTTGGCGACAGTAGCAAAATTAAATCTTCCTAACTTAAAAATTATCGTAATCAATAATGGTTGCCACGAAAGCACTGGTGGACAATTACATAATTTTGAAATGGTAAGAGATTTTGTTTCCAAACATTGTGTAATCATAGACGTAGAAAAAGGTTGTCGTTCAGACTTAGGAAGACCAGATATTACCCCAAAACAAATGGTCGATAATTTTATGAGTAAAATATGATTTACTTACCAGCGAGTTGTGATTTATTTCACATCGGACACTTAAGAGCAATTAGGCAATGTGCTAAACACGGAAGAGTAATTATTGGACTTTTATCAGATAAAGTGATTAGAAGTTACAAAGGAGAACCAATAATTCCTTTTAAGGAAAGAAAAGAAATACTAATGGCAATTCCAGAAGTTTATAAGGTAGTGAAACAAGATACACTTAAACCTAAATTAACTGGATTAAAATGTCATATAGATTATGTAGCATCTGGTGATGGGTTTGAAAAAGAAGAATTAGAAGAAATGAAAAAATATGGTGCTGAACCATTCAGTATAAAATATTGTAAATCTCAAAGTTCTACAAAAATCAAAGAGAAAATATGGAAATCTATGAAAAGGAAGGATTAAAATTTTATGTAAGAGGAGAGTGGGATAGATATGTAATTAATGTAGAATTTCACAAGGTATATGGTCGCACTAATAATACAATAGAACAATTAAATAAATATTTATATGATTGAAAAACTTTTAATCGTAGCACATTTAGACGACGAATGTATCTGGTTTAATCCAGAGAGTTTTGATAAAATTATTGTTTGTTTCCTAGATAGATTAGATAATTTCAAGATGACAGTTGCTCGTAAAAAGATTTTACAGCAACATCCGTTAAAAGATAAGATTGTCTGTCTTGGATTAACTGAAAGTAATTATTGGAAAGATAAAACTCAATTAAAGAAACATCAAGAGAACTATAATCAAGTCAAGGATTTGATTAGGGCAGATGTTTTAGAAGCAAAAGAAATTTATACACATAATCCGTGGGGAGAATATAATCACGCTGACCATATTTTGGTTAGCGAGGCTGTAAGGGAGATAGCATTATGTCCTGTCTATGGATTTGATGGTCAGGTAGCAACTACCGCAAGAGAAAGAATTGAGGTTCAACCAAATATAGAATTATATCGTCGCATTAAAAAACTTTATCAAGATGAGAAGGCGTGGACTTGGGTTGGAGATTTTCAACCAGAAAAAACGCTTTATTATTATAAGATAAATTAAAAATGGTTTTTAACGATTTAACAAATCACCAAGGACTTTGCCAAGATGCTCGTTTTCTATTAGGACTTTCTGTTTCTGATACTGTTTCATATAACGTAAAAGACTTAACAAGAAATATTAACTCTTGGTATCGTAAGGCTAATCAATGGATATGGGAAGCAACTGGAACTTGGGAATATGATGATTCCAATTATACAAATCTTCCTATTGCTACAACTGACTTGGTAGATGGTCAGGATAATTATGAACTTCCAACTATTGCTCAAAGATTAGATAGAATAGAAGTAATGAATGCCGAAGGTGATTATGTAAAATTAACACCAATAGATAAAAGTCAAATTGATGTAGCAATGAGTGAGTTCGCAGATGAAGATGGTATGCCTGAATATTACGATGTAATAGGAAGGTCTATTATTCTTTACCCAACACCAGATACAACAAAAGTAACTCTTTCTAATGGATTAAAGGCTTACTTTTCAAGGGGTGTAAACGAATTTGCTATTACAGATACTTCTACTGAACCTGGATTTGATGATAACTTCCATAGATTACTTTCAGTAGGTGCTGCCTACGACTGGGCAATTAGCAAAGATATAGATAATACATCAAGAATAAATAGTCTTTCGAACCAAATTCTTACCTTCAAGGAAGAGATACAAAAGTTTTATGGTTCAAGAGATAGAGGGATGAAGGCTCGAATCATTCCTAAAACAGAATCTAATATTTAACAATATGTCACTAGCCAAGAAAATATATGTTGCTATACTTAACCAGGGGAATATTTCCACTGAGTTATCACACGTAATAAATGGATTATTACAACAGGAAAAATATAATCTCATTATAGATTATCCTGCTGATAAACCAATTTCGTTTAATCGTCAGAATATTGTAAAGAAATTTTTAACAACCGATTGTGATTATTTACTAATGATAGATAGTGATATAGTCCCACCACTTTCAATTCTTAATCTCGCAGATTTTCAAGAAGATGTTGTGGCGGCACTATGCTTTGCTTTTACTAAAGGGATGGTTGTTCCATTAGCATTAACAAGAAGAGCAGATGGTCAATATCACGTTCCAGAATTAAAAGGAAATGAAGGTCTTATGCCAGTAGACGCTGTAGGAACTGGATGTATAATGATTGCCAGACACGTTTTAGAAAATCCTTGGTTTATGGAAAATGGTGGATGGTTTGTAAATGAATATGATAAGACTGGTTATAAAAAAGAAGGATTAGATTTATCTTTCTGCCGCAAGGCACAGGATTTAGGATATAAGATTTTCTGTCATATGGATTATCCCTGCTCTCACTTCACAAGAATGGATTTAAAACACATTTATGCTTCCTTATTAGAATCGGGAAGAGTAAAATAAAGTCGAACTTTCAAGCGACAAGGACGCTATATAAAATGAAATTAAATGGTTCAGTTTTGCTTAAGGGACAATTTAATCTTAAGCATATAAGAAATGGTAAACTATTATCAGAAGAAACTATTGATAATACTATTACTACCGTCGGCATTAGAGAGGTTGCTGGTTTAATCAATGAAGCCACTACTGGTGGTTTTAAATGGATTGAATTGGGTTCTTCTTCTACTTCTGCCACTGCTGCTAATACTACATTAGCCGCTGCTATTACTGCTGCTGGTATGCCTAGGGCTGCTGCTACTTGCACAAGAACAATCACAACTACTGCTAATGATACAGCACAGTTGGTTCATACATTTACAGCAACTACTTCACAATCAGTTAGAGAAGCAGGTATTTTTGATGCCGCTTCAACTGGCATAATGTTGGCTCGTCAGACTTTCACTGCTAAGGCGATGGAATCTGGAGACACTTTAGTTACTACCTATAAGGTAAAAGTAGCATAGTTTTATGAATTTGTCAAGTAGCATAACGAGTTTATGTTTTCACTCTATTCCTTTATGGGGATAGAGATGAGAAAATAAA